ATATAGTCATGTTGCGGCTGCCGTAAAAGTGGGACAGTCCGTAGTTGGCGGGCAAGCCATAGGGAGGTTTGATGCTTCCGGGAGAACAACAGGCCCTCATAACAGCATTGACATTAATTCGCCTGGCAACAACGGATCGCTTCAGAGGGGGCGGGAAACTTCAGCAGCGCGACGGAGCGCTGACATTTTGGTTGCAGGAGGAGTGCAAGGACAAGTGCCGGGCTCAGCCGGAATGGCCGCTGCGCCAGTGCCCGCAAGCCAAAAAAGAGATGCTGTCGCAGTTCAAAGCACATTGCAAGCCTCTATTGCTAAAACAGCTAGTGACCGAAGGAGTGACGCAAGGGCAGCGCAAGAGCAAATCACAGCATTTGAAAAATATCGTGCCGCTGCATTCCCGATCACAGAGCAAGATATGCAGAATAAACTCTTAGTCAGGCGCAATGAGCTTTTCAAAAGTGGAATGACAGACGAACGAATTGACCAAGAAATCAAGCTTTACGAGAATCAAGAGCGAGGAGCGGCAGGTTTAGCTGTTCTGGATAGACTGCTGACCAAGAAAATTCTTACTGACACACAGCACGCTACATTGACGAAAGAATTAAATCAAGACATTGCAAATCAAAACAATCTATTGCAGAAAAATGCCACTTTAATTGGACAATCAAGATTTGATCAAGCACTGAAGGGCCTTCGTGATCAAATTGACATGGCAAAAGCCTTGACGCCAGAAGCTGAAATGAGAACAAGGTTGCAGCAACAAGGCTATGCTGGCACTCAACTTGAAACATTGTTTGAAACTGAAAAAGCAAAAGTCAAAGCAGAAGAGCTTAAAACACAAATGCAAGGAGTGGCATCAACCATTGGCGATTCCTTTAGCACTGCCTTCAAGGGCATTATTACTGGTTCGATGACTGCGCAAGAAGCACTTGCTGGATTCTTCCAAAACCTCAGCAATTACTTTGCTGACATGGTGAGCAAGATGATTGCGGAATGGCTGAAGGTGGAAGCCATTAAAGGCTTGACCTCTTTGCTGGGAGGTCTTGTCGGAATGTTTGGCGGAGGTGGTGGCGGAGGTGTGTCCGACCTCTTCGGTGCTGGCGCTCCCGACGCAGTGGCCGGTGGTGGCATATTCTCCGGGGCTGGCCCTTACCAATTCGCCAATGGTGGCATTGCTCCTGGCGGCTTCCGGGCCTTTGCCACTGGAGGCATCGTCACAGGCCCCACGATGGGCCTTGTAGGCGAAGGGCGTTACAACGAGGCAGTCATCCCCCTTCCTGACGGCAAGAGCGTTCCAGTGGACTTAGGAGGGGAAGGCGCTAGACTTGGCGGGAATGGTGGCGTATCAGTGGGTGCAATTAACATCACAGTCCAAAATACTGGCGATACGTTGAGTCCTGCTGCTCAGAAGCAAATTGCTGGGCAAGTGCAAGGTATAGTATTGGCAACAATGGCTGATCAACGTCGCTCAGGTGGCCTACTGCGATGACCGCATTCATCACTCTTAACAATCTGCCCGTTTCCATTGATTCAAGGGTAAAGCGTTCCGCGAGATCGCAGCGCACTCAATTTGGCGATGGGTACAGCCAAGTGCTTGCCGATGGTCTTAATGCGCAGTCGGAAGTTTGGAGCTGCAGTACAAGGCCTCTTTCCGAAAACGAAGTGTATGGCATTGAATCATTCTTGCTGCGTCAAAAAGGACAACCAATTCAATGGTCTCCACCAAACTCCACCAAGAGCTTTACGGGACAGTTTGAAGTTGGAGTGTTGGAACTGGGCTACAACGATCTCGCCTCATTAGTACTCACTGGCTACTCCAGGCCTGGAAACTACACTGCCAATTTAGCCACTGGCCGCCTTGCTTCCGTTACCATTGCAAATTTAACAGACGTAGAGATTTCTCTTGTTCTAAACCCCAGAAGTTATATTATTGAAGATGGCTGGGAATTTTCTTTTCTAGGTGATGATTACTTTCAGCTAGGCTTTGCCCTGCGTCAGGTGTATGTATGACGCAGCAATCGCCAATAGCCCAAACACTTAAAACTGTCACGGCTGAAATCATTGATCTGTTCACGCTAGACATTACAGTGCTGCTGCCTCCTGGCAGCATGGATCAAGCCATTTATCGTTTCTGCAATTGGACGCAAGTTGGCGGCGCTGATGTGGTGTATCAAGGCAACACTTACATTGCGCTTCCCATGCAAGCCGAAGGCTTTAGTCTCAGTGGTTCCGGCCAGTTGGCGCGTCCTACGATCACTTTCAGCAACATCGGCCTAGCCATCAGCGGCCTCACCAACACCTACGACGACTTCGTGGGGGCCACTATCAGCCGCCTGCGCACGATGACCACCTATCTAGACGGAGCCCTTGCAGCCGATCCTGATGCCTACTGGGGGCCTGATGAATGGATTGTTGAACAAAAGTCTTCCGAAAACAAACTGTCAATCAGCTTTCAGCTTGCAGTGGCTTTTGACTTAGAGGGTCAAACGCTGCCGGGGCGGCGTTTATTGCGTGAACAGTGCCAATGGATTTACCGTGGTGCCATCGGTTGTCAGTACGCTGGTGCGTCATATTGGAACGCCAATGACGTGTCAGTTGGAACCTTGGCGCTTGATGTATGCGGCAAACGCCTTAGCAGTTGTCAGCTACGATTTGGCAGTGGATCACGGTTACCTTTTGGCGGGTTTCCTGGTCTTCGTGACACCCAAGGTTAAACCATGAGCCTTAGCACTTTTACCAGCCCCATCACTGCAACGCAAGCAACGGACATCCGTTGTTTAGCTGAGGAAGCGTTTCCAAGCGAAGCTTGTGGCTTCATCCGTTCCGATGGGAGCGTAAGTGTTTGTCAAAATCGAAGCACGGTGCCAGATCAATTTATTATTGATGCCATGGATTATGACGATGACGCAACGGCTGTATGGCATAGCCATGCAAATTATGCCAAGTTCAGTGCTGCCGACATCAAAGCCTGCAAGCAACTAAACTTACCATTTGCAATGTGGAATTGCGGCAGCTCAGAACTATTCTATCTAAACCCAAGTCAGGACGCTGGTTTAATTGGCAGGCCATGGAACTATGGCATCTACGATTGCTATGCAGCAGTTCGTGATTGGTACTATCAACAATTTGGTTGGGAGCTTGGCGATTATGACCGCCAGTATGAGGGCGAATGGTCTACTCGTGGTTTTACTCATTTTGAGGACAATTTCAAGGCCGAAGGCTTCCTGCAACTTGCTCCAAATGAGCCCGTGCAACGTGGTGATGCCGTTCTTTTTCGCATTAGGAATGATACCACTGCCAATCACATTGCCGTGATAGAAGATCCTTGTGCTAATATGTTATTTCAACAGCTAGTAGGACGACTGTCAGGGTTGTCTCCCTATTCGTCTTACTTCCGAGAGAATACCACCAAGATCCTGAGGAGAACCGTTTAATGGTTACCATTCGATTGCTTGGTGAAGCTGGTCGTCGTTTTGGCCGGAAATTTACGCTTGACGTGAAGAGTGCAGCGGAAGCAGTGAGGGCCCTCTGCGTTCAAATACCAGGCATGCGTCAATATCTTCTCGATAGTGGCAGCAATGGTATCTTGTGGCGGGTGGTAACAGAAAATCCTTTGGGCATGGACGAAGAGGGCCTCATGGCCCCGTGCAGTAAGCGCGTTGTTTTGGCCCCACAACCAGCAGGACGGGGAGCTGTAGGCAAAATTCTGCTCGGTGTGGCATTAGTCATTGCATCAGTGGCTATTACTTTTGGCACCATGGGCGGAGGCACGCCACTTGCACTGGCTGGTTTAAGCATGATCTTTGGCGGCATTGCCGCATTGCTCACCCCAACACCGCGAGCATTATCAACAAGTAGTAGCGATGCACAACGTAATAGCTTTACTTTTGATAAGAGCAATGTCAACACCGCACAAGGTAGCGTTGTTCCAGTGTTGTATGGTGAGCGCATTATTGGTTCGCTCCCCGTTATTTCCTTTAGCATTGAGCTACAGAATTCACTATGACTTCCCCTGCTCTTCCCATTGAAATCATTGGTGCTGGCGGTGGCGGAACCAGCAAGGACGGTGGTGGTGGTGCTGGACAAAGCCGCACACCAGTAGAAGCAACAAACAACTTGTTTTCAGTTGCTTTTGCAAAAACTGTTTTTGCCGTGTCCGAAGGTGAAATAGAAGGTTTTCCTACCAGTCCAGAAAAAGACATCTACCTAGATGGCACTGCAATTCAACGTAGCGATGGAAGCTACAACTTTGAAAATGTAACGCTTGATTACCGCACTGGCACTGATGAAACTCAGACGCCAATGTCGGGTTTCTCCACTGCCGAAAACGTGATTGGCGTTAATACGCAGGTGACGCAAAACGTAGGCCCTGTCACCCGTACTATCAGCGACACGGACATTGAGCGTGTGCGCGTAATTATCAATCACCCGGCATTGCAATCAACTGATACAAGCAATGGTGATGTCAACCCAACAAGCGTTGCCTATCGCATTGCATTGTCTACTAATGGCGGGTCATTTGTCACTCAGGCTGAACCAACGGTAAGCGGCAAGTCGAGCGGACAATTTCAACGTGCCTATGAATTTGACCTCCCTGGTGCTGGCCCATGGCAAGTGCGAGTGAGTCGGCTAACGGCTGACAGCAGCAGCTCGTATCTACAAAATACCATTGAGTGGCAGGCATACACTGAAATCATTGATGAAAAGTTTGCCTATCCAAACACGGCAGTTTTAGGCGTTCGCATTGATGCAAGACAATTTAATAGCATCCCAGATGTAACCATGCGACTGCGCGGTAAGCGTGTACAAATTCCGGCAAACTATAATCCCACAACTCGCACATACACTGGGCTATGGGACGGCACGTTTGTTATGGCGTGGACCAACAATCCAGCATGGATTTTTCGAGATATTGTCATCAATAATCGTTTTGGCGTTAGACGCTTTTCTAGCACTGTTGATATTGATAAGTGGTATCTTTATACAATTTCGCAATATTGTGATGAGCTGGTGCCAAATGGCATGGGCGGCACAGAACCACGCTTTACTTGTAATGTCTTTTTGCAAAATGAAGGCGGCGTATTTGAAGTGCTTAATGCACTTGCATCAGTATTTCGCGGTCTTATTTATTACAGCGAAAATAAACTGTACCTAACGCAGGACCGTGTGCAGGTGCCTGTGCAACAGTTCAGTGAGGCTAATGTTATTCAAGGCGTAGACGAAAGTGGTGCAGTAACTGAGCCATGCTTTAACTACGTTGGCACTGCTAAGACTGCAAGGAAATCCGTTTGCATTGCTAATTGGGATGATCCCAGCCAA